TCCTCCATTATAGGTGGTGTAATCGGCTCCGTCACCATTGTTAGCGAATAGACGACACGATTTATTAACGTCTCCTCCTGTGTAAGGCCAGAACTCGCCTCCTACGTTCTTTAAGTTTCCCGTCATCGTGTCTCCCGATTTATTGACCTTCCCATCTAACTGTGTTTGGATGGAATTCGTCACCCCAGATAAATAGGCTATCTCTGTAGTCGAGACAATCGTGCTAAACACCTTGTTCTGCGAATCAATGGCGAGAACACGATTTACCGTTGGGTCGCTCAAATACAGGGGTTTGGAGATGGTTACCTTTGACACCGTGCCTGTTGTTTGATTTCCAACGATGTCAATAGCGAGGCGATTCACTTCCGTGTCCGAACCTGTCAGACCTATCCAGAAATTACCATTAGAAGCCCCATCAGGAACACCCAAGAGGCGAGTATTGGCGGTCAGTGCTCCAGAGGATATGGTTAGGCCCCCACTGAGGGTTCCTCCTGTGAGGGGAAGATAGAGAGCCAGTTGAGTATCTACATATCCCTTTCGTGTCAGATCATCCGCATTGACAGGCGTATAGGAGGATGTCACTTTATTCGCTCCCATGGATAATGTTCCGCTCATGCTGTCCCCGCTTTTTAAAACATACAACGAACCAGCACCCGAGATGGCCGAATCCACATAGGTTTTGTTTGTGTAATCGTCTCCTGTGGAAGGAACAGCCGAGGACTGGACCTTATACGAGCCGAGGACGATATTGGTGTTTGCGTTGCTCCCATCCAGTTTAAGACGGTTGTTAATCTGGGTTTGCGCTGAACTTGTTAGTCCTGCGATATAGGAGAGTTCTGTATCCGTCACACTAGAGGTAATGAGTTCTCCTGCGGAATTAACAATAGCCACACGTTGGGGACTCCATCCTGTAGATTTCAGAAAACCATATTCTCCTGTCATCCTAATCACGGCACCCGTCGACGAGGTAAAGACAAGATTTTGTGTATAGGCATCGATATATTCCGCTGTGATGGTCCAATTTCCTGATGTGGGAGCATTCAGTTTAAGACCAGACTTTAGAGTAGGCTGTGCGTCTAACGTGAGAGCGCCCTGAAACTCAACAGGGGCTACTACTGTTTGGCTGGTAGATGTGATTTTATTGAGATACGAGTTCGATACACCACCTGTGATGAATGCTACCGCATCCGATAAAACCTTGAGATTGACTACATCAGGATCAGTCGTCGCATAATACGTCGTCGTGATTTTCTGATCCGACATATCCAGCGGTTGCGTGTTTCCGATGTATTTTACATAAAGAGCAGGGTTGATTTGTGTCCCATCCACATAAACATTTGTCAGACCATCCAATGTATTCACTTGGAGAGCATTATTCTGTAGACCGTTAATAGAGGCCATCTTCTTATCTAATAAAGAGATAAGAAGATGGTGAAAATAGTCCGTTCCTACAATCTGTATCTTAACAGTCGCCAGGCGACGATAGGAGGGTCCAGTAACAACTGTACCTTTAATATCAATCCCGCCCTTACCCTGACGAATCGTTCTAATCGTTTCCAGGTGTCTATTCCTTTTATGGAGGTACCCTATTCCTTCAATCAACTCTCCGCTACGTTCAATTCCCTTCAATATCAATTTACGGACGGCTCGGGGACATTCACGAGAACCGTGACGATTCCCGTCGGAAACTACAACATCAGCAATTTCCTCACGGTCTTTAATACCTATTTGGCGGTGGATATTAAGACACAGCGTCCCGCATGGGTTCAGAGTAATTTAGCAATGAATTACGATAGTTCCACAGGTCGTGTGACAATGGTGATGAGTCCGGCCTCTACTTCTATTCTGTTCTACTTGTCTAATAATTTTGTGATGGCCCTGATGCTCGGCTTTCCTCAAACAAATCAGACAGTATCTACAGGAGCCAATCTGACATCCATTAATAAGGTATGTTCTAATCCGGTAAATGCGATCTTCTTGCGCTCGGATTCCCTTAAGTTCTCCACATCTTTTGAAGCCATTGTTGCTCCTTATTCACAGGCCGATATTTTAGCACGTATTCCCGTTACGACTCTACCGAACTCTTGGCTCTATTACCGTAATGACAATAAGGTTTTACTCTCCAATACGGAGATTGCTTCTCTCAACTTCTATTTTAGCGACAACTTGGACCCCAACTATGTCATTGACCTTAACGGCATTCCCTTCGGGCTACAAATCGTATTCGATGAGGTGGAACTAGAGGAGACGAACGCAGGACTAGACCGCCTCGGAGAAGGTGTTGTTGCGATTCCTAAACCATTATTGGAGGAGAGAGATAAGACCCTACGGGAACTACTAGATTTGCGAACGAAGTTAGAAAAGGAGATACAGGACAAGAAGGAAGCACGGCAAAAGAAAAAGGAGACCCCACAATAGAATGTTCCTTAAAAAGCACTTGTTTCCACGAATGAACCCCTATCCGATTAATCGGGATGGGGCGCAATATGCTGTGGGAACGCAAGACCTGATTCCGAATAGCGTGTTGGACCGTCGCATTGATCCAGGAATGTGGTCCGGCCGTGGATTCCAGAAGCCGATTTTGTATTATGCCAAAGGCGGAGAAGTGGAAGAACATGACCCACATCAATATGCCCGAATGGGTAGCGCACAAATCCGAGCATTGGATTTCAGTAATTATCTGCGTCATTAATTTATTTCTCCCCCGATGATAGAACTAAGATGTCATCGTCCGCTCACTTTACAGGTGTTGTCTCTGAGTCACACAACTATCAGACTCAGGAGATTCCTCATTCCCTGAAGTCCTGCTCCTCGGCTCAGGCTGTCCGAGCCAACAACCGTCATTTTCAGTTGGCCACCTCGTCCTCTAACTCTCAATCCTCTGGCGGTGTCCTGCTCTGGCAAATCCCTCCGACCGCTGGCGCCATCTCTCGTGAGACCATGTTCTTGCGTTGCCGTGTGACCGCCACCTGTGCTGCAGCCCCGACCTACGCCGATACAGACCATTCGGTGACTTTTAAGGGTCCGGGTGCTCTGGTTGCTGGTGTTAAGTCGGATGGCACTGCTACAGCCGGTGCCGTCCTCCCCCAACTGTCTAACGGTTACTCATGGATTCAGCGTCTGACTCTCTACGGCACTGGTTCAGCGGTTGTGGATCAGATGAACTACGTGAACAGCACCATGGACATGCTTCTGGCTCACAACACCAGTGGTCCTTATCTGGGTACGGAGGGTAATGCTCTGATTGGTATTGCCCGTCCTTGGGATGTTCTCGGCGCTGGTCCTAACGCTTACATCGATCTGTGCCTTCCTCTGCCTCTGTCCTGCTTTAACAACTCCCAGCAGGACTTCCCTCTCTATCTGTGTAAGAACCCTCTGACCCTTCAACTCGATATCGCTTCTTTGGCTCGTGCTGTTACTGGTGGTACTGCGGGTGCTGGCAATTGCGTCGTATCGGAATTTACCGTTAGCAACGCTTACCTCTGCTATGAGGTCTTGGAAGTGCCTCATTCACTGATTGAGGCCGAGCGTGCTGCCGTTCAGGGCGGTCACCCCTTCGTTATGCCACTTCAGTCGTGGTTGAACGTTCAGGTTCCGAAGTCGGTCCTCTCCTCATACACTCTGGGTCTGAATGCCTCCTCTCTGCGCTCTACTTTTATTGAAATCATTGGCGCTAGTTCATATTCTTCAACCGCTCAGATTAACTATATCCGTGGTGCGGATGACACTTCTGCTTCATGGGGTAATGGCGTGAACGCTCAACTGTACTTGGACGGCAATGTGAAGAACTCATCTATCTTCGACAACCCCGCTATGCAGTTCATCCAACTCAAGCAAGCCCTCCACAACAATATCCAGTCTTCTGTTATTCAACCGTCCTTCGCCAACTTTCCAGCCTATCTTTTGAACTTTAATGCCCTTGCTTGGGATTGTACCTCATTCGATGATGAGGCTACTGTGTTCGGTGGTTCCCCCGTTAGCAATCTTAACATCCAGTTGACTGGTTACAGCGCTAACGGCTCCTACATCGCCACCATTATGTGTCTCTATGATACTCTGCTAGCATTCCAGGCTGATGGAATTATGGAGGTCAAGCGTTAAACGTTGTAATTTGTAATATATACATTAATATCTGAACCATGATTTTTAGCAATCAAACTTCAGGTACTTAAAGAAATCTTAGACCGATGCTCTCTTATCCTCCAGTGGCTCAATCTCTAATGACAATACCAAACCGATAAAGCCCGTCTGGTTCCATGTAAAAGTTGGATCCACGGCTCGGCCGTTGGTAAAGCCGATGACTTGGAGATTCAGGTCGATATCTCCCGCAATCGCATCAATACGGAAGCAGAACTGACCGTCCAGATGTGGATCTACATGGTCCTGCTTGTTGATGAAGTTCAGGCCTTGCTGAGCGAAAGCGGGGAACACAAACTTGGAGGAGTTAAGGTTGATAATGTAATGATTAGAGGCTGTGGTGGAAGCGCCCGTATTATCCATCCACGAGAAACCTACGACACGAGCACGATAAGGACCACCATAGAGATTGACATCACGCATCAGGGTGATGGGGATATTAGAGGCCTGAGCGGTATAGGCAGAAATATCGTCCCAGAGTACACGAAGTTGATAGAGCATTGTTCTACTCTACAGGAGATATTTCTATTGGGTCCATCTTCACGAAAAAGCACGGATGGGCTTTACTGACAACATTAATCGTCAAGAAAGGGTGGATACTTTCATCTTCAAAAGCAATATCGAAGGCTTCATCGGGAACATCGAAGTCCTCTTGTAGGGCTTCCTTCTCCTTTTTCACGATGGGGAAGGTGTAGATGATATCCGCCTGCTTCCGGATTTGGGCTGGGATGCCTTTGTAGACCTGGGAGACGATCATGGTGCTGAGGTTGTAATGTCGGGCATTCATAAAGAGGCTCGTGATGATATTCTTTTTAAAGGAACGGGGTAAATCGGCCATCACATCATCCAAGATAAGGAGATTGTATATCGGAGGGAGTTTCTTTTTCATCTTCTTCTCTTTTCGCTTCATCATCTCCTGCTCTCCTCTGATTTGGTCCAAGATGGTCTTGATATTGGCCTCCGTTAGAGAATCATAGAACTTGCCTTCTTTCTGTATCTCCTGTATCAGAGGTCTCATCTTCGCATCAGAAGCGGATGGACTAATCATATAGATATTGTGATAATAGCCTTTGTAGAGTTTCCGATTGTCTAACATCGAGAGAATCAGGGACGATTTCCCTGATCGCTTGGGACCGATAATCATCATTTGGACGGCTTTCGTATGTTTCAGAATCGGAGCCTTTGGATCTATCTCATCCTTGTCATGGGCTCCAAATAGGCGTGATAGGTCACTAGACATAATTTCTGCTTACTATGTAAATGGAAATTATATCTATCGCTAGACAGATCCATGCTCTAGATGGTGAAAAAATGGCGGAGTCATTCCGTGACTTGTGTAAAACGACACCTGGCCCAGAAGACAAGGGAAAACAAGGGCTGAAAGCGCTCTATCCTTGCTTCTTTTTGGAGATGATTCGGACCCCTACCAAAGGGGGACATTCTTTTGTAGATGTCATCTCCGATCCTATGAGGCTTCGCCGATTGGAGGAGATTGCCTATAAAGGGAAACGGATGATGGACCCTCTTCATTATTGGAAGAGTATTTTTGCGATGTACCGTTTATGGTATGGTTCCATTAGTGCCTTTCGTCCCACGGTGGCCCGTTGGCTTATCCAGAAATATAAGCCCACTATGGCCGTGATGGATCCATGTGCGGGTTGGGGTGGTCGATGCTTAGGAGCGATGTCATGCGGTGTCCCCTACATTGGCGTGGATACCAATGAGAACCTAAAGAACGGATATGAGCGTTTGGCCCGTCTTGCTCCTGTTCCTGTAAAGATGTTATGGCAACCATCAGAGACGGTGGACTTCTCCCAATACAAGTATGATATGGTTCTCACCTCTCCTCCTTATTGGATTACTGAGCGTTATCACGGAATGCCTAATTACTCCTCTAAAAAGGACTGGCTCTTTCGCTTCCTCATTCCTGTATTCTTGAATGCGTATGATGGTCTCCTTCCTGGAGGAGTCATGGCCATCAACTTTCCAGAGGACCACTATGTAGAACTCTCTGCCTTCTTAGGAGATGCCGATGAGGTGTTAGAGATGCCGTCTGCTACACGAGCCACAGGTCGAGCGCCTCCTATGATTTATGTATGGCGTAAGTCCTAGAAGTTCGTGATGATAACTTCTGAGCCGATATGGGGTTTAGGAACGGTATATAGTAATTTTACTCCTGTAATATGATAGCCCTTAAATAAATCACGAATATGTCGTCCATCATTGAATGTGAGGACCACTTTTCCCTTTATCTTATCCAATACCGATTTTAGATGTTCCACGCTAAAGGAGGAGTGTTTATATCCTGCCGTGCGTTCTGATTCTTCATAGGGTGGATCTAAATAGAATAGTGTATTAGGGCTATCGTATTTCCGTATCACGGCCTCATAATCCTGATTAAGAATAACAACATCGTGAAGACGTTGGGTATAATCCCGCATCTGTACAGAATAGGGAGGAGCATTAATAGGGTTATACGATTTACGATTACCCGCAAAAGAGAACTTGGAGAGGATCCATTCTTTCATGAATCGGTCTTTGGCCGACTTAGGGGTCTTCTTTTTCCATTCATCGAACGTATGGCGTGTGACCTGATAGGATCCCTTTAAGTCCCCAGAGAACTCTTTAAGACCTTTATGGATTGTGGCGATGCCCGTGTCCTTATCATTAATAACTTCTTTTACCGATGGCTTCTTACCATAAAGAACGTGACCCGCTCCTACAAAGGGTTCGACATAAGTCATATTCTCATAATCTTTCGGAAACATTCCTATAATTCGCCTCTTAAGGCGTTTCTTTCCGCCCATACGGGCAAATGGAGCATTCATTCTATATAGCATATAGAAAACACTCTATGCGGTCTCGTAAGAGACACGGTAGAGAGTTTATTCATCATCGGAATCAGAATCCTCTAATTGTTTCGCAAGAGCCTTAGCCTTGGCCTTTGCAGCCTTCAACTCTGCCTTCATACGCTCCTTCTCCTCCTTTTTCTTATCGGATGTCTTAGCATCCTTTTTCGCTAGTGCTGACTTTTCACGCTCTTTACGAAGAGAATCACGCAATTGTTCGATATGCTTCAAATACCCCTCCTCCATTTCCAGATTTGCTCTACCTTGGGATTCACGACTGGAGATATAGAGTTCATCATACTTCTTCTCCAAATCCTCGTATTTCCATTTCAGAATATCATAAGATTCTACCAGTCTCTCATTCTTCGTATTCACAATGGATAGATCCTTTTGAAGACTATGAATCTGATGACGGAGTTCCTTATGAGTGATTCCCTCATTCACTTCTGATAATGTCTGACGATACTCCTCCACTTCCCGCATCAGTTTAGCCATTTCAATCGCATGGTCTTTTACGACCAGCAAGTGTTGGTCCTGTAGTTGCTTTAGTGAGTGTTGTAGTGCGTTCATCTCAGGAGAACGTAGTTGGGTCTGTCGTCCAATCTCCATATAATCATTCAGAGACACGTAATCCATCAACTCTTTAATGAATGCCTTATGACAATCCATATTGGTTTGTACTGCTAGGTAAGGTGTAGCATTGTCCTTCTCTTCAATCATAATTGGCTTGGCTCCAAACCAATAGTCAGTACCCTCATAAAGACGAGAAGGGATAGGCATCGTCTTCGGACAAGCACCACGCAAGTAGGAGTTAATGACATTAGTAGAAGACCCCTTCGCATCTTCGACAAGATGCTTGGCGAGTTCGGTCATGTGCTTAGCCTTGATATGAGCGGGTAGATCAGTCTTGCGGAAGTCGGTCTCGCAGAAGTCGCATCGGAGAATCTTGGAGGGCATGTTTCGGGGTCTTTCTACACGCCGGAGAGAAAATATTTTAGGCTCTTTTCCGCCCTCATTTGGAGGGGCAGAAAGTACCGTATTTTTGGGACTTGAGCCGTTCGCCCTTTTTTTGTCGTCTTTTAACGAATAATTTCGTGTCTTCGCTCTAAAAGTGCCGTATAAGGAAGTGGCCATTTTGTACCTCCCCCCTCCTACTTGGGAATGGTGGTCAGAGTTCAAAATAAAAAAAATATAATATTTATCCAAAATGATTTTTCTTTGTCTCACACATAGGTCAGAAAAGTAGGGGGAGGGTTTTTATCTCTACTACGAATACTCTTAATAAAATAGATCAATTTCTAATGTTCTTAACGAGTGAAGGGAGGGCGAACGCCTTTTTACGGATATTTCCGCCCTTTCTGCCTGTCTTATCCTCTTCTCTTTTTCAGGAGATAAGAATAGATGCTCCCCTATTATATTGCTCCTTCCACCATTCACGGTCTTGGTCTATTCGCAAAAGTAGACATGTCTTCTAATACTCGCATTGCTGACTTTAAAGGAGAGGAGATGACACTCCGAGAATTTAAAGAACGATATGGAGGCGATACTCGCTTCTGCTATTCTCTCCGTCGATTAAATAAGATTATCGATGGAAAGCAGGAGAATAATCCTTCTCGTTATTGTAACGAATCTCTAACACCGAATGTATGTCTTAAGAAGCGTGGTCTCTATACATGTACTCCTGTAAAAGCAGGAGATGAACTCTTTCTCCTGTATCCTAAATCATATCCTAGAGATTATCTCCTCTCCTGATAAATGCTCCTCTATCGTATCCGACCACGTACCAAACAAATTGCTCGTCGTCTTGGTGTACACATTCAACCCTCTCAAAAGCCTGATAAAAAGATAGATGTCCTCCTTCCCAATAAGACCATCTCTATTGGTCAGCGTGGAGCCATGGATTATCCTCAATGGCTAGAACGGGATAAAGAGACGGCGGACATTCATCGTAAGCGATATGAACAGAGACACGAACGAGATCGACATAAGAAGGGGACGGCTGGTTTCTATGCGGATCAATTACTCTGGAAATAGGTCTTTTATAATTAACATCACAGCCATGAATAGGAACACTAAGATAATCATTTGTGACTCTACTAAGTCTCCAATGATTAAAAACGAATGCCACGACTCGCTAGGACCTGGGCATAGAATGGATTAGAGGAGAGGACCGAATCCAACTTCTTCAACTTCTCCGTCTTCTTCTGAATCTCCTTCTCCTCTTCATCATCGGATTCGGGGAGGACTGGCTTCTTGGCTTGGAAGGCTCCGCTATCTTCCTCCTCTACAGGAGCAGGAGCAGACTTCTTAACCACCGCACGAACAGGTCTAGTCTTCTTCTCTGGATATTTCACCTTCACAGCAGGAGCGGACTTATCAGGTCGGAGATCTAGCGTCTTCTCGTCCTCCTCCCGCTTCAACAACTTGGCCCGAGCCTTCTCCATGAACGCCTCCATCTGCTTCTCCGTCTTCGGAGGTCGAGCAGGCTTACTCTTACGCTCAATCTCTTTAAGTTGTTTCTTTGTCAATTGGATATCCGCCAGTTGCTCTATCGTGAGAGCCACTTCCTTCTTATTGGCCCTGCGATCCACCCTCTGCTTCCGCTCCAACTTCTCATAATTACGAATCATCGCATTCACATCATAAAGCGTAACCTCATCGGCCTTTTTGTCGTCCTTAACGGCACTTTTAGAAATCGGTTTCAAATCGGGGACCTCATCCTGGGTCTCCTCGGGACCATCCCAATCACTTAGTTCTGACTCCGAATCGGACATCTTCTTTCTATTGTATGAAACTATTTTCTACTGAGATGATTTTCTCCTCCTCTAAGTAGAAAATGAGGTCTGGAATTGGATCTATTATTAAAGCACGGTCGCAGGAGCACAGTCAGGAGGTCCTTCGTGACTTATTTAACCGTATGACCACGTCCTCCAAAGATGGGTCCTATCAGATGATTCCGACCTATCACGGTCAATGTCCCTATGAGACCATCAGCATGGAACGGGGACTCTTAGCGAAAGCCTACGATGCGAGAGCGAAGGAGACCGCTACGCTTCGGGACACGGCCACCGACAGCAAGACTGAGTTTTCCCCCGCTGACGATCTGAAGGAGGCGATTGACAAGGGACCCTACATTAGTGATGTTGCTAGCACGCTCTCTCGTCTCCGCATTCAAGTCCCGAACGAATCGCTCAACGTCTTGCTTCACGAATCCTTGGACCTCGGGAGTGAGAAGCCCATTGCTCCGCAGGAGTCGTAAGACCATATCCTGACAATTCCGCTTGAATGGGTCATAGTCACGATAGAACGACTTCTCATCCCCCTCCGATGCCTTCTTCAGGAAATCGGAGATAGTAATCTTCTTATCCCCGAGTGGGACGACGACATCCTCTTCGTCCGATGACTTGCTATAGGGCTTGACCGTAAAGAGTTCGTTCTTCTCCAGTTTATGCTTCCCATTGACAACTACGAACAGATGGAACATCTTATCATAGGCCAGTGCCTTCTTCACTTTGCCGAACTCTCCTCCACTCATCACGTCCAACGCAAGGTCCAGCACTTTAGAGATTGGAACTCGTCCCACTGACAGAGAGGTAATCTCCTCCTGTCCGTGCGACTTCAGAAAGTTCTCTACCACAGGAGGCATCGCCGTGCCCTTCCACCAATCGATAATTTTATGAACCCCTTCCACTACCGCATCTACCAGTTCTCCTCCTGCCGAATACTTCGGACGTACCACACGAGAGCGTCTAATCATTCTATAGGGCCTAAAGAATAGAATATGTCGGATTTCTTGATGGAAACGGACTGTACTGTAACGAGAAACTACAGATACGGCACAATTCTCCTACAGTAACTGGATTCTACTGTATCTAAACTACACCATTACAGTAGAGAAACCGGTTTCTCTTCCGTATATGTGCTGTGCTATTACAGTAGAATCCGGTTACAGAACCAATTTCTACGCATTTGTAGAGTCTATTTACAGTAGAATCCGGTTTCCGTTGGATTTCTCCGGCTTTTTCTCTCTTCTCTCATTAGAACATGAACGCTCTGACTCAATCCATTAATAGTCTCATGCGAATGATGCCCACCATCAATACGCAGACGGCAGAAGAGATCAAAGAGATCCCGAGCGACATCACCATCTTTGCTCCAGAGTATCCCTCTCCAGAAGAGGAGATTAAACTTTTACAAGAGGAGATTGTTCTCCTCAACAAGCGTATTGAATCACTACAGAAGAGCCTCATTGAATCGGCGACAAAGGAGAAAGTCGTCTATGTGTATTGCGTACATTGTAGAGACGAGGAACAACTCCCGAAATAAATTCTCCACTTACGGTAGAATACCGTTTCATGGACGAATTGAAAAAACTAATCCGCAAGAACAAGCCCGACATCAAAGAGGCAAGTATCGCCCGTTATGTGGCGTGTCTCTCCCATCTATGGGATGAGGCCTTTAAAGGAACAGGAGCGGAGTTCAATCATAAACTCTTCTTCGCTGACCATGACCGTGTCATGAAAGCATTGGATGGCCGAGGCCTAGCCACTCGTAAAACCATGTTGGCTGCAATCATGGCGATCGCCTCAGGAGAAAAAGACACCATCGTAAAAATCTATCGAGACCGCATGCTGGCCGATTCAGAAGCCTATAAGAAGAAAGAAGCAACACACAAGATGTCAGATGGACAAAAGGAGAATTGGGTAGACTGGGACCAAGTACTAAAATCCTACGAGGAGTTGGGAAAGCGTGTAGCATGGGTCTGGAAGGCAGAACCAAAGAAAGAACATCTCATCGTCTTACAGAAATATGTCATCTTGTCCTGCTATGTTCTTATTCCTCCCAGACGTTCTAAGGATTATACTGAATTCAAGTGGCGGGATTACGACGAGAAGAAGGACAACTATTGGGACGCTAAAAAGAAGCAACTCGTCTTTAATGATTACAAGACCTCAGGCCATTACGGAACGCAAACAGTGGGAGCCCCTAAGTCCCTTGCCGACATTCTCAATAAATGGATTAAACTCATCAAGAAGGGACAAGTGGATGGACCATATATGTTCTTCACCGAATCAGGAAGCAAACTAACCTCTGCGCATATGGCGAAGTTGCTCGGTGGAATCTTTGGAAAGAAGGTAGGTGTGAATATCTTACGACACTCATACATCACTTGTAATCTGGGTCCGAAGTTGAAGGAGTTGGAGAAGGTGGCGGAGGAGATGGGCCATTCTACCGAGGAACAGAAGTTGTATCGCAAGGATAAAGATTAATGACCTGTAGTAGAGGAACTCTGTGCCGATCGAGGACCATAAAGAACGTGACCCGCTATCGCCTCACGCAACTTCTTAGCCGTCTTACGTCCTGTAGGATAAGGAATCTCTAACGCTTCCATGATTTGGTCTAATGATGGGTAACCCTTTCTTGGTTTTAACTGAATTCGTTCTAATGTTTCATGTGGATCATCCCCTAAGAGGACTTCAATCGCTGCAGCCGACCAACCCGCAGAACCCTCATCTGGTGCTGGTGGTTCTTCTTCGGATTCAGATACCTCCTCTTTCTCTTCTTTCCCTTTCTTTCGCATACGACCCACTACCTCCTCTTCACGTCGTGGATTCGTCCATGGATGGTCTCCCAACATGGCACGTTCTAGAATACGATGCTGATGAGCGGTGACTTCTTCATATCGTCGATCAATCGCATCCAGACGTTCACTGATGGGACGCAGGAGGTCAGCCATCTTCTCCTCTTTCTTCTCCTCCTGTTTTGCGGACACAACAGGAAGAGCATGGACACCCATCGTCTGAGGAGCGCCTGAGAAGGTTCGATAGGTTGGAGGAATAGGAAGCGCAGGAGGAGACACCATTGGAGGACGAATGAGACCCGTCGGAACGGATGACAAGTTGAGGCGACCTTGACCCCGTGGTCCCTTCTTGCGCTTCTTACGTTGCCCCATGGCTCCACCACCAATGACGACATTCACGACTTGATGACCTCGGCCTTTCGTGGTAGAATGAATGACGGACCCACCACGTGCCATAGACTCCAACTTCTCCTTTTGGTCCGGCTGATACTTTCCAGGTGTCTCCTTGGCGATCTTACGGAGTTCAGCCAACTTATGGGGACTTAAAGGAAGGTCAATTCCCTTGGCTTTCATAAACTTCTTCACGGTCTCAGTATATACGCAAGGCACAATAATCTCATGACTATGTGCCGTAATCGGGACGGGCTTAGAGTCTTTCAGCGCTAAAAGCCCGTTACGGGTGATGTTTTTATCTCCCAATATCATAACTATTTAGACATGGGATTTATTTCTTTCGTCGTTCCTTATTCAATGCGACTAGGCGCTCGGTGGCTTTCTTCTGTGCTTCCGAACGTGGCTTTTTCGCTTTTGGCGCCTTCACATCCCCATCACCGACTGCTTTTTTGGATGCTTCTTCAACTCGTGCCCGTGATACAAAGCCTCCCACCGCCTTAGAGACAGCACCCGCTTCCTCCTTGGCTTCCTTCACTTCCTGCTTCACCATCTCCACGGTCAGACCCGCCTTCTTGGCCTGCTCGGGGAACTTCTGAATCATCTGGACCAACTTCGCAGGAGTATCGACCACCTTCACCTTCGCACCAGGAGGAACATCCACGGCACCAATATCATATGAACCCTTCGCATACTTGGAATTGATGTAAGTGGCCAGAGGACCACCAACAACAGGAATCATACCACCTACAGCAGTCACCGCACCCTTAGCGACAGCGACAGCGACTGACTTCGCAAAAGACTTGACAGCGTTACCCATTCTATTCTATTCTACAGAAATATATTCTACCAGGATAGAACAAGATGTCGCTTTTGGATCAACTCCCGCCACTTCCTGCGGTGATTGCTCCCGCCGTAGAGGCCAAAGAAGTCAAGGATCAGCCATTGGACGATAAGCGGTTTATTATTGTCCTCTCCCGAGATATGTCCGACGAGGATGTCTCCGTATTCCGTCAACATGGTAAAGTCCTCCAATGGGGACCCCAATTCCTTAATGTCCCCTTCTCCTCTTTAGAGTTCGACTACCTTCTCATTGATGCTCGTTCTAAAGAAGCCCGTCTCACTCTGAACCGTCAGGACTTGAATAAGTACCATAAAGTGGCTTATGTCTTCTGGGTCCAGAAAGGCATAGATGACTTCATCACCCAACTCGGAACCGTAGATATCTCCAGTGTTCCCCAACATGCCATTAATCGTGCGGATTTTGAGTCCATGCTTCTGAATGAGAAACTGGTCGCTCCCTCCGTGGCTAAATCGGTTTTTCGTATTGTAAAGGGTTGTTTCAGTGGCTAATGTCCCAATGTTGGGAAAGGGCAAAGAGTGCCATACAGTCCCTTCTCTGTGCCCGCTTATTTCCGATGCCTTGTTAGATGCCTTATCATATCCGACGCTCAGGCCGAGGATATAAAGTATTTTCTATCTCTGGTCGTCCTCTTTCCCGTCATCCTCTATCCAAAGAGAGAGCCGAGAAACAACTAACTGCCGTCAATATCGCCTACGCTAAGAAGAGGACTTAAAGACCCCTTTTAGCATCTGAGCGATTTTATCAAAACGCTGTTCCGTGGTTGCCTTGTAATCATTGAATTGCTTTTCTAAATCACGTGCGTGATCCTCCAGCACCTCGTTCCGCTTTGTGAGCGTCTCCGCTTCCTTCTCCTTCCGCTCACGGTGCTCCTTACACATATCCCTGCCTTTCGTCTCCTCCCGATGCTTTCGTGCGTATTCTAACCCCTTCCGCTCCTCATCTCCTATGAAATCACCGAGTTCCTCGTCCGTCTTGTCCAATAAATAGACATCCTCCTTGAATCGTCTCTTCTTGTCCTTACCCTGTCGGACTCGCATCTTCTCTTCTTTCGGCCGTTCCATCTCTATGGAGAGGTGAGAGAAACGGGGAGCAGAAGAAACGTCGCAGAGATGGCGTCGTTGCCATCTACATATCCATAACCAGAATTCACGTAGAACATCACATCATACCATCCAGCGGGGATTCCTCCTGCTTCAAAAGCGAAGGGGATGGGCGAATGATTCCAAGAGAGGTTCGTGTAGATATACGTAGCAAAATAGAAGTATTGCCCTGTGCTCTGGTTATATAGACGCATGGACACGTTTTGAAACCCAGCCGAGTCTCTGTAATTGGTCGCCACGCCATGAATGAGCAGGCCCTGATTATTGAATGACTTGTAGAACTGTGACGCTCTGCTAAGGAAGTTCCAATTCACCTGTAGGTTATCACTGTAAGGGCCGAAATGGTACCCCTCTACTGTGGTTGCCACGACTCGCTTATCAATGACATCCCAGCCGAGTACCGCTCCATAGCCTGCGGTGGCTCCTCTGCTCTGTGCGGGTGGGTTGCTGTAATACAAGGTGCTCTCAATCTGGATAGGAGTAGCGCCCCAGCCTGAACCAGCGTCTTTACCCATATAGAAACGGTTGTCTGTGTCGTAATACATAAAACTTGCTAATTTTTCTCCTGAGTCATGAACGGTGATGCCGGTTTGTTCCGAGCATTCCATCAATAGCCCTGCTTGCCATCCTGTTCCATAGTTCCTATCTGTTCCTCCAATGACTACCTGGCCTGGCGTGGTACTAATGTTATTCGGAACGGCATGGGCGCTTGCTCCTCCAGTAAAGTTCAGCACTCCATTATTGGTGATACGCATTTGGTGATTATCATAGTAATCGCTCCATAAGAACTTGGCCACGGCAGGATTTGCTATCTTGGCTCTAATGATACAACCCCACGAAGAATCCGAATAAATACAACCTGCTGAGTATGAACCCCCCGAACCAAAGAGGAGGGAACCCGTCGCATAGGCATCACCTTCCACGTTCAGTTTGTATGTCATAGGATAATTGCCAATACATACCTTTCCTCCTGGGTTCAGATACATATCCTGCCAAGCGTTTAATGCTGCGGTGTGGCCTCCCACATACACCTTGTTGTCATACGTTCCAATGACAGCGCCTCGTTCTTCGTTACCGAAATAGCCCCAGCCCTTCCATCCGCTGGTTCCACCGTTATAACTATAAAGGGAAGAGAGTGGATTAGACGTTCCGATGCCGATATTTCCGTTTGATTTAATGACGAGAGATGATGCCCCGCCATTATTGATATTAAAGCGAATGGCTTGGGAGTTCGTTCGTATAACCATATCGCCAGTCAGAGCATCAGAAGCCCAGGAACCAGCAGAGGAGGCGTAGGCAATGAAATTGTTCCCCATCTGGATGTTTGGTTGGTTCGTGGTTCGTCCCCATTGAATGCTGTCATAAAGACCCGACCTAGCACTGCCAACGATGATGTTTCCATTCACAAACGTAAATGAACTACCAGCGAACGACATCGGCAGATAGGCCGAACCATCTGTGCTAGCGCTAATTATCTGAGCCTCGTCTGTTGAGGCAACACCCAACGCCAGATTACAGGTGGTTGCGTTACGTGTCGTGTTACGTCCGATACTCATGTGCCCATTATAGCCAGTAAAGAGATACACCTCTCCTGCTGAGTTGTCAATATGGCTAAAGGCATTGCTGAACTTGATGTTCGCTTTCGTTGCGCTACTGAGGCCGATGCTCACCGTGCCTGTGATACCAACGTCTGGTGAATTGGCGTCTGTCATCACGCAGTCATACCACGTTGTAAACTTTGACGTGCTCCCGTAATCACCCTGATATTGACGAATACCAGACCCTCCCTTGTTATACATGATAAGATTCACCTTACCAGCCGAGCCATCAGCCCATGAGTTGAAACAGAGCATATCCGAATAAGAGCCTGTTCCATCATTGCCCATCTGGCCAAAGTAGTAGCCCATTGAACCAGCATCCTGTTGCGACGGTTTCATACCTGCTCGGTAGTCGTCCTGGCGGGTCCAGTTCTTCGCTGACATACTACTACCAAGTAGAGTCCCACTACATGAAATGTCTCCTGTAACAGTGAGCGCATAGGATGGATTCGTGGAACCAATGCCAACCTTTCCGCCTCCCGTTAGAACAAGGTAACCACTACCAGTGCGAAGAGCGCATCCATAAAATCCAGCCAGACATGGATTGCCTGTGAAGCCAGGGATGCCACTGTCTCCCACACCATACCATGGGCCGAACTTATTGTCTCCTATTTTCGCATCTTCGTCTTGGTTGTCTCCTCGTGCTGATAGGTAATAGCGTTTAGCGAGGACTCCAGCATTGGTGCCGATGCCCGTCGTCGTGATGGTTCCGTCAGTAGTCAGCGAACCGCAATCAATCTGGCCCGTCTGTTTGGAGGAGCCATCTCGGGTATTGAAGACGTGGCGAACCGTGCTATCATAGGCACTATAGAACGCTATACCATACCAACTCTTCAGTCCTCCATTATAGGTGGTGTAATCGGCTCCGTCACCATTGTTAGCGAATAGACGACACGATTTATTAACGTCTCCTCCTGTGTAAGGCCAGAACTCGCCTCCTACGTTCTTTAAGTTTCCCGTCATC